CTCTGCCGGGGTAATCAATGTGGCAATCGTGGAATATTTGTTCCAGCTCATCGCCACTCAGAGAATCCTTTGGCAGAACAAGTCGTTGGATGTAATTCACTACGTTCATAAATCAACTCTCTCCGTTATGCCCTAGAGAAATCAGACCAGCGGGGGCTGATCGCTCGCAGTTGCGTGTTCTTGGTGATGTGGTCTTTTGTGATCTCGCTTGGTCGCACCCACCCATGTTCACTGTCTCGGTAGATCAGGCGACCTGCATGACTCATCGGTGTCCCTCCCCTCGCGCACTCGTCCCATTCTCGGAATTTCCTGATGGCTTGGGTGATACTCACGGCAGCAACGCTGATTTTGCAGTGGGACATGTAATCCGCACTGCCGCTAAATGTGGCTTCGTAAATTGAGTAGGTTTTCATGTGGTTTGATGGTTTGGCATAACAAGTCGTGGATTGCATCGGCTACGCCGTGCCATCACTTCCCCCGTTCTCTTCTTCATCTCCGCGAAACTCTTGCCACTCGCGGAGGTTGGTGGTCGCCTCGTGGCTTTCCCTCAAGATCTGCTCCCGTGTCTGCTCCGACAGTTCGGGCCAGACGTAGTCAAGGGCTTTACATACCGCGAGAGTGCCGCCCGTGTCTCGGTGGTGGACGTATCGGGCCGCGAAAACAAAAGCCGTCTGGACAATCTCAGGAAGAGAACAAGTAGAGGTAGCCAACCCCGACAACGCGGGTTGTTCGCTACGCTCTGCTGCGTCTTTTTCGGGGTGGCTACTCATGGTCGTTCTACCTGATGACCTTCAATGTCTTCACCACATACTCGCAAGTTGTGGCGGCATCATTTTTCCTTCGCGCTTCGGCGTTAGCCCGCTTTCGGGTTGTAAATGCTGCAACTGGTTCTGTGAAGCAAAATCCTGATATGGGCGATCGCACTTTGAGCAATACATGGGTAGAACAAGGCGCAGCACCCGAACCATGATGGTTGATGCAACGCCCAAGTTTCAGGCATCGCCTTTCACTGTTGCAGCTTTCGCAAATGTCTTCGGTGTTCATGGTCGGTGTCCTTTATCGTTCGGCGTAAATGAATCGAAGACCTGCACCATTTCGACCCGGTAATCCGTTCCGGTGTAATCCATGTGGAACTGGGTATCGTAGGCGTGCTTGAATCCCTCTCGCACCCGAGGGTAGCCATCACCGGGTTTTTTGATTCGCTCCACTTCCCGCTTGCAAGCGTCCTTGAACGCCTCAGCCTGTTCCTCTTCCGTGAATGCCGCGACATTCCATTCGCTGTAATCGGAGTATTCTCCCGTTTCTCCAACGACAACCCAAACCGCCGAACAAGCGGCTGGAGAGCAACCGCCTCTCGTCAGGGTGTCCATTGCGTTTTCTTCTTGTTCGTTCATTTTCGGGTCGTCCATCTTATTCGTCCTCGGTTGGTGGTTCGGGCAGTGGCATCCAGTGGGTAGGATAAATCCACTCTCCCTGTGTCCCCTCAAACTGACAGTATACTCGACAATATTCTACAAGGTGCGGGTTTCCTATCGCGTCATACGCAAAGAAGATGGTTCCGTCAGTTGGTGCAGTCTCAATGGACTGCCATGTTTGGTTGTGTGTTATCATTGGTCGTTCTCGGTTGGTGGTTCTGGCGGGTTATCTAGTGTCGGGTTGGAGCCTGTTTAGAAACTCCAAGAGTTCATTTTCTCGTTTTATAAATTGTCCTTTGTGACTGCAATACACACCATCTCTTTTGCAGACCTCCAAATAAAACCTTAACTGGTCAATGTGTGCCTGACGAAATGGTGTGTTTTGGTGATATTGGGTAATCCTTATTGGATTGGGATGTTTCATTTGTAATACAAATTGTCGGTTATTTTATAATTTATCCGACATAATGTGACAGGATTCTGGACAGTATTGATTCGTTGTTATTGTTTAGTGGAAGTGGCGGGAATCGAACCCGCATCCATTACTTGCGTAATGTCGAAACCAAAGCACTCCCCTAGTTACTGTTCGTTGCTATACTCAATTTCCAAAAGCATCCGAAGATAGTGAATAGCCTTCTTAATATCTTCTGCCCCGTTCTTGTTTCGGTGACGGCAAACATACTTGATGGCATTACCCTCGCAGAAGTTTAACTGGTTTCCTTGGATGAACTCAATGGGCTGGATCTTCAGCCCCTTGTAGTGGCCTCCTCCTACTTGATGGTCTAATGGATGTTGTTTCATGTGAAAATTGCATCGTATTCGTCCCCGGTCAGGTAACGCTGCCAAACCTCAAGCTGATCGCAAAAATTTAACACTGAATCAGTTACCTTGTCTGTAAACTCGTCCCGCTCGATTACCTCGTAGAAGTTGTCAACATATTCGGAGTCGGCATAAGCCACGAACACGCACTTATCCGCGCCAGTGACAGCCATGTGAGCATGGCATTGAACGATGTGATCTTTAGGAACCCCGCCAGCCATACGCCACTTGATGAACGTGTGCAGGGCAGGTGACTTGATCTCGACTGGGTTGCCTTGCGCGGTGAACCCGTCAGGCGATGCCCCGTATTTGCCACTCTCATGCAGACAGAAGCCAGATGTGCGAACCTTAACCCCCGTGCGGAGTTGCAGCCAACGCCTCGCCTCGTCCTCCATGAAGTGTCCTCTGTGAGTGTCGTCATTGCCCTCAAAGCTGGGTTGCCACCCTAGCTTCGCAGCTATTAACTCAGCGATGTAGCTGTCCTTGCCTTGGCTCTCAGAGTATTTGCCTGTTGCGGTGATGAACCGCTTGAACTCGCTTGCAGTAGGGATTCCCCTACGTTCTGCGAACCACTCAGGGCTTCCCTGTTCGTTACTTGATTCGGTGTAAATCATTTCTTTGTCTTGGTTTTGTTTTTCTTTCCGAATATCCGCTCGTAGTTCTGAGCGTATTTTTTGGGGTTTACTGGTCGCTTGGTATCTCCTTTTCCGGCACTCATATTATTTAGAACAGTCTGGATCAGCAGACGCTACGCGCTCCTGTCCAGTTTGGTTCGACCAAGAAACCTTAGCGGCTTTGAGGTTCCTCACAGTGTCTTCAGTGTTCCTTCCGCGCTTCACTCCATGCTTGCGAGCGATCTCGCGGAGTTGCTCGCGGGTCTTGCTGTATCGTTTAGATACTTTTTTCTCTCTTCTGAATACTTTCATTGTTTTGTTGGTTAAAATTAACGGGTCGAACAAATCGTCGCAGTCAATCGGCTTCGCCGCTGACTGGACAGCGGGCGTTCACAGTTTTGCGTTGATTGCCTTCTTCGCAGTGGCGAACTTGTTGGCTGGCAAATCCTCCAACGTGTCAACACTAGCCCAATCCAGCAGGTCAGTTAGCACCTTGTCCCGCTCGTCAACTTGGTCGAGCATACCACTCAACTCAGTCATTTGCTTCGCGGTGATTGTCTCGCCACAAGATGATGCGTCATCGTCCTCGCCAGTTACGATGCCAAGAGCAGCGCACAGGGCGTAGCGTTTGCCGTATGTCTCAGCAGATCCGGCTTGCTGGGCAGCATTCTGGCCACGGATAATGTCGGGCATCGGAACGTCACGCTTCAAGGTGACAGAGTGGCCATCACGATGGGCAAGCTCACCTGCGATTGAGCAGACCTTGTTCTCAACGTCAATGCTAGTTTCGTGCCACGTAACGGACAAGCCTTTCTCAGTGAGTAGCGGCCTGACAGTCCGCCAGATGCGGTCGAGGGCGGCATACTTCTTGCCGTGTGCATCGTCAGCTTTCTCCACGATGGGAGCCTCACGCTGGAAATCAGCTAGTGCGTGGTTGTATGCTTTCTTGGCTTCGTCAGCTTCCCACTCGCGGCGGGCGGCTAGTAGGGCTTGCAGGTCTTCGCCTGTCATGCCTTTCTCAACTGCCATTTGGATCATGGCGTTGGCTTGTGTCTGTGTCGTTAGTTCATTCATGGTGTTTGTGTTTTAGTGTCTCGTTGTGCCGAGTGCAATAGTAAAGTTTAATTATTTTATTGGTCCTCCAAGGAGTTGCCATGCGTATGCGGCCACATGAGGAACTTGTCCGTTTCCAATGCATTTAAGTCTGTCCACCCGATTGGCCACCCCATGAGCCACTCGACCCACGTTGGGTTCAGTTGCCCACCATCCACCTCTAGTTGGCTCGGCAAATCCTTCTCTTTTCCCTTCATGCTGCGACCGCTCGGCCCTTTCCAGTCCCGCGCCTGTGGTGTTGCGAACCTCAAATCTGGATATGCCACCGCATTCGGTAGTTGATCCATCCGGCTTTTGCCATCCTTGCGAGTCAGACCCTCTGGGGCATTGGTTCCCTTGTAATCCCTTCGTTTCGGAGTCGGCCACATCTGACTGTGCTGAACCGCTGCCAACA